TCCGGTTTTGTTTTCCCGGGCCGCCCGGAGGTTATTTTAGCCTAACCAGAGCTTTTCTTCCACTCAAGGAATTCGAGATACTCATCATCAAGAGTATCATATTTTTCGTCATCATTCTCTTCAAGCAGACGTGAGTTGCTCAAAGTTAGGCCCTGAATGGGCCATTGATCACCAGTTGGGCCTTGCATAACATAAACATCAACACCCGTTGGAGCGCCTCCTCCATAAGTGAATTGAATCGAAGCAGGAGAAGCACTTATATCAATCACAAGCAAAGATACAGAAGAGCTCGCAGAGCCAGGATTGATAAGTGATTTGGTGTCTAACGCATAGCGCCAACCATCAGTGGCAAGACTACAATTGTTGTAGATAATACCTGTACCGGAGACAACGGACCCAGTAAAGATAAATTGCACGAAGTATCGTCCAGTTGAGAGCCAATCAGGGAAGTTGATAGTGTCCCAACCGGATCCAGAGGCAGTGACAGTGAGCTCCAAATTTCCACCGTAACCTGTTTGAATAGTTCCCAGTGGGTTGGTGGGTGTTGCCGCACCATTGCTGATTCGACCATGCAAAGGATTGGTGTATGAGGCAGGGTTCAAGCGTGGCTTCTCAAACTCAATGTCATATGACACCCACAACTCGCCAATAATCACATCAGCTTGTTGCATACCCACAGTGGCGATGGTAAAGACCCCCCAGTCATAAAGACGAGTGTCCTCGTTATCGCCCAAAGCACCATCTCTCACGAAATGCACCCTGAATGGCGTTTCAACGGTCGAACATTCGATCGGATGAATCGCTGACTTAGAGGGTTTTGTGGAACAAGCAAATTCATGATTTTCCATTTCTATCTTGCTTGTAAAAGTTGGTGTGTAGGTGTTGTATCGCGTTGCCATAACAACCGTCCCCAATGCAGTATTCGTGCTGTTCAATGCGTCGGCAGAAGTTGAGATGAACTCAAAGATCAAACCCTTAATGGTATACTGGGTATATAATCCAGCCATTTTGCTCAACCATGGGAATGTTGAAACCATTGATGGGTTGATTATGTGTTCAGTAGCAGAGAAAGTAGTTGAACTCATAACATCTGTGATGAACTCACGGTGAGAACAACGTATGCGGTGGTTATTTGGCCGAAAATCAGGAACGGTTTCTGTGAAAAGAGAATTTTCCTTTATCTCATAATCACCCATTCCACTGATTTTGGATAACCAAGCGCCAGCCTTGCGGCCAAAATTTGAACCACCAGGCACACCGGCCAGACCACCTAAATACTCCCCACCATAAGTGAGTGCATTTTTCCCTGCAAGTTTCATAAGGGCCTTGAGATCATTTTCGACTTTCTTTTCAGCCCTTTTCTTCTTCCGACGCTTCTTCCGTCGCTTCTTAACGCTATTTTTTGTGGCTGGGGAGACCCCGCGCCGGAGTGCCCACTTGTTAAAAGCTCTGTGCGCTCCAACGCCCCACTTCAAATTAAGCGAAGATAGGAGAGTGAAAACAATATGAAGAAAAATGTGGTACTGTGGTGCGCCCAAATTAACTTCATCTTGACCAAATTTAGCTGCAGCCTGAACTAAACCAACTTCCTCAGCTTTCTGCAACTTCTCTATCTCCTCCGCAAGAGGCGCAATGACTACACATTCCATGTATTCTGAACCTCTATTCGTGGTGAGTAGCGTTTCATAATCGATCGGACTCCCTAATTGGGATTCATCAATCCCTAGATCGATGCAGGTTCCTTGATCAAACACCAAGCCTTCCAGTTTATAAGGAAAGTCCTTGATGTTCACAGTGCATTCAAGGTATTCTTCAATCTCCAATATTGCCTCAATGGGTACCCCATATCTCTCTGAAAACTGAATGTAAGTTTCCATTGTCGGATAAAAAGTTGGGCCACCCTTCATGCGGAAAGGATTTTTATCCCTATTGTCATAATAGGCTTTCACCTTATGTTCCTCCGCTGAATCGGCTATTGCACGCAGAAAGGCACCGAAGATAGGCACGTGCCCAGCCGTGCAAAGCATCCCCTTCGACATGCCATATAAAAGCTGTTCAAACTTCTCTTTGGGGTGCTTATGGTGATTGACGCCAAACTTGGAAAACTGCCTAAAAGGCAAGTTTCCCCAGATCGGCTTTCCTGCAACGTTCCAAAAGAGACCAGAACAAAAACTTGTTTCATAAATCGACTCACGCTCAATCAATTCCAACTTCATGCCCAGTTTCCTGTAAATAGCAGTGATATCATCGCCTTCAACATGGTCATTGAGAGCGACAACATTGTCATCACCCAAAACCAACATTTTGAAGTCGCCAGTATCTTGCAATTGGCATGAATACATGACAAACATGTAATTCATGAGGGAATTCATACTTGAAGTCCACAAGTCTCCTGACCTCCTCCCGTGCTCAAGGTCCACATAAACTTGTTGATCGCTGGTCTTCCCTTTCACATCAAACCAATGGTCAAACAACCAGTCGATATCCTCGGGAAAGCCTTCAACCTTGTTCATTAAGAACCACCGTTCCAACCACAGAATTTCTCCCAGCATCGAACCATCCCAATTTGAAACATCCATTTCATATAGAAACGGGTAATTCATCATTTCAGCAGCGTAGTTGCCTACATCCACTGGTGTTGCTCCAGAAATATAATAACAATTCGAATTGTTGTTCAATTTCTTTCCAAGTTCTTTGCCAAAGGAATGAAAATAACGGCCGTAATGTGCTATTAACTTCAGCGCACGGGACCAAATCATTCTCGCTTTGTAGTTGTCTGGGTTCTTTCCCAAGTAAATTTCCCCTTTGGTGAATAACGAAGAATCAACATCCTTCTCATTTAACTCAACATCAGTAAGTGCATTGATGCGTTCAGCCTTTTTAGTGCTGTACTGACTGTTAAGGAAATCTTCTTGGGATTTCGGCTTGAGCACAATATTGTCCCACCCTGACCACACGGACAAACAAAATTGTTGAAATTTTGAAAGTTCTTCAATGTCAAACTCCCTATCGAATGCCATTCTAATTCGAACAGCCTGTTCGACTTGCTGAGAACTCGACTCAGGGTAAACCATGGGGGCGTTAGTGAAGGTTCCGAAAAACTCAACGACATCGGGACGAGGTTGAGGTTGTTGCACTTCAATCCTACAACCATCCATGACCGGTGGCAACTGCCTCTCATAATCCCTGCTGGTTTTTTGCAAGAACGCCTTGCAGCAAGGCACAACCCGCATCTTCGAACCTGGTGTTGATATGAGCTCTTTCGAGAGTTCCCTCAATGCTTCTGACCTTGTCATCTCCTCATTCTTCTTCAGTGACAAGTATGAAGCCAACAACAACCCCAACATCAGCCCTAATTCCCCATTAACAAACGAACCAACGAAGGAAGAAAAAGAGAAAGCCATCAAAAATGACTTGACTCTCTGCATTCTCATTTTACGTGCGATTAGGTTTCCCAACTCCAAACCATTATCCGCACAATGAGCTAACAACTGAGCCTCAACAATTCCTTCCCAGAGACGCTGTCTAGAAGCATGATGTTTCTGTACTTGTTTGACAAACCACCTTGAACAGATGATTTCTCGGGCATCATCTTCAATCCCTAAATAAGGGCGATAATAACGCTTGTATTGTGAAACAACCATGCGTCTCAACACCACTCTATCGAAAAGATGTTTTTCGAGAGCGTGTTCAATGACCTCAAGTGCAGCTTTTCTCAGCCTTTCCTTTGGACCACCAACCAGCCTTTCATTGTCCACCACACAATTCTTCGGCATGTACAAATCTTGTTCTCCAGGAACCATCACTTCCCCGGCATCATGAACCTTCACCAACAATCCGCAATTACTAGCGTTGATAACGTTGGCATCCATAACCAGTGGAGGATAAACAGAGTTAATAAACACTGTTTGCTCCCCAAAGCTAAAATTGCCACGAATTGAAAAAGACTCATCATCGTGTTCAACAAATTCAAAGTCTTTTGTGCTTCGTTGCATGCAAATAGCCCAAGAATTGACGTAAACAGATTCGCCATTCCGCAAGGGCCAAAAATTCGAGCCATCCAAACCATGCACGGATCTGTACTTATGACGTGCAATCTCAGAGTCGATATGCCTTTCTCGTCGCCTATTTTTGGCATTCCGATGTTGCTCTCGGCGTTTCCGCCTTTTATTCTTCTCATGGCTATCAGAGTTTTTATGCTCTTTTCCCATGTCCCCCAAAAAGTGGAGTTGTTTTAAGTCATCTCCTTGTGACATTAAGTGGAGTTGTTTTAAGTCATCTCCTTGTGACATTATTTCCTGTTGTGATGTAGCAAGTGAGTTATTTCAAAGATGGGACCACTCAGACCCACCTTCAAGAAAAGGGTTATTCAGTTGCGAGTTACAAATGTCGCTAATTGTTCCCGCAACACTAAAAGTTCCGTTCGCATTTGCGGCTAGGCCCCCAATCTCCTTTACCAACGCCAAATTATAAACACTTTATAATAAGAACTTAAAGAGCAGTTGCTTGGCACTAATACTTCTACCTAAAGGCTATGTCTGCAAAAAAGCCCGTAAAACGGTGGCCGAA